CTCCCTTCGTGGAGTTGGTGACCGACATGGATACCTGCTGGTTCCTCGATCGCCTCGGCGGACAGCTCGGTGTCGGTGGTGGCAGCACCCCGAACACGGCGTCCAACTGGCGCTTCACCCAATGGGGTGACCAGAGCCAATACTGGCGCTATGGGTTCTCCGGTCAGATCGGGAACTACCTCACCCGGGTTGATGAAATGGGCCTCCGTTTCAACTACGTCCGGGATTTGGGTGCGACCGCTCACGGCAGCAACGGCAATCGGTATCGCTACCAGATTGTCCTGCCTTACACCAACGGCACCACGACCGGTGCGGGCGGTGCGGCAGGTCTCGGCTCCAACGTCAACACGGCGTTCGACCGGGCGCAATACGCCATCTCGTTCCAATCCCACAAGCGGGGTATCGAGTTCATGGTCATGGACCCGACTCCGGTGAACCCCGAGATGCCCTACATTGCCCGTGACTTCGGTGGCAAGTGGCGCTTCCTGATGGACAACCTCGGTGAAGACCTGAATGGTCGTGCCATCAACAACAAGTGGGGGAACAAAGGTCAGTTCGGTGCGTGGTTCCAATACTACGTCCGACCTCTGCACTATGAGTTCCTGCGGTCATACTTCCACAAGCGGGAGCAGTTCTGCATCCCGGAAATTGATGTGTGTTCGGCGAACCCCGGCTACCCGGCGCAGAACTACTCCAGCGACCCGGCAGACTGCCCGGCGCCGGATGGTATCTACGGTGTGGGCGTTCCGACCGGAACGCAAGACGGTCCGATTCGCACCTAGTCGTTTCGGTGTTGCTCTGGCAAGCGTGGCGGTCCAATTTGGGGCCGTCACGCTGCCTCATAGAGTTGGGGTTGCTTTCAAGAAAGATCATCTATGGACCAAGAAATTGAAGGTGCTGAGCCCAACGGCGAACAGGGCAAGGACGACATGGGGATGGAAGTCGATAACCCCACCGGTGAGGAATCCTCCACCGCACTGCTCCCTACGGATTTCTTCCAAGGCAAGGAACTCACGCCGGGCACGGTCTGTAAGGTGAAGATCAGCCGGGTGCTCAACGGACAAGTGGAGGTCGAATACGTTCCGCACGATGAAGTCGGGGGAGAGTCAGAGCCCGACGGAGACGAAGAGATGGAAGGCTACATGAACACCTGATATGGCTGCCATACCCGCACAAGATTTATTCACCGAGGGGAAGTGCTACGAGTGCTTCGGTGAGCTGACCCAGCCGCAGATTCTGAAGATCACGATTCTGGCCCGGCAGTTGGTCGCCCTGAGTCCGTCCGCTGACGTGACTCCTCAGGGACTGCTGACCTACGCAACATGCTACGCCTGCTACACGGGCAGCTACTACGATCTGATGGAGATTGCCCTGCTTGACCAGATTTCCCAATTGCTCTAATGCCAGCGTTAAACCCACAGGACGTAATCGCCGAAGGCAAGTGTTACGCCTGCTTCGGAATGTCGTTGGCTGACTTGATCAAGCTGACGCTGCTATCGAACATCAGCGCATCGGCGCCTCCGGCAGTATTCACCCCGGCCTCAATTTCTGGTCTGACCCTGTGGCTTGATGCCTCCATTCTGCCAACCGTTCCAGCTACGCTCCAGAACTGGACCGACCTGAGCCCGGCTGGAAATAACCTGACTCAGCCAACTGCACTCAATCGTCCGGGAGTGGTGGCGGCAGGAATCAACAGTCTTACTTCGGTGAGCTTCAACGGCGCCAACCAGTGGATTGACACCATAAATCTGTCGTCGGCCATATTGACCACCAACGCCTACACGATTTTTGCAGCCGTAAATATAGCATCCTTTCCCACCGGAGGTGACCTAAGCGTTCCTTGGTCGAACTCAACCTTGCTGGGGACAACTGGCGGCTATCAGGGAATGGTGTTCAGCACCTTTGGAGGAATAGGGTATTGGTCTTGGACTTATTCCCCCGGACCTACAGTTGCTCCAGTTCCATCTTCGGCTGGAGACCACGTCCTGCAAACCAGACTGGATACAGGTCAGCTTATTGCCAGTCAGGACAACAGCTCTGAAGTCTCAGTCGGTGGTGCAGCCGTTCAGAATCTTGGTCACACCATGAGGCTTGGCGCAAACTACACCAACACTGCTTTCTTCAATGGACAGATCGGAGAGATATGCTGCTACAACCGGGTTATCACCGGAGCAGAGAGGCTTCAGCTTTTGGCCTACTTGCAAAACAAATGGATTGCACCACCATGAACAATGAAAACCGACGGACAGTTCAAACTGGCGCACTTCATCGGTGGAGTTGTGCTGTTGCATGTCTGCTTATTGCTGTGGTTCTGTTCCTCACGACCTCAGATCGAGTCCAAGCGGCCACCCTCATACCCCGCCCCACCGGCTTCACTGCACTTGCACGTGAAACCATAGTCGGGGTCGCCCCCAGCGTCCGAACTCTGGTGGCCGGTCCCAGCACGGGCTCGGTGAATCTGGCGTGGGACAAAAGCCCCGACACCAACGCCGTTGGCTACCGCATATATCTGGGTGTTGGGAGTTCCAGATACACCAACTCCTACGTGGTGGGTAATGTCACTAATGTCACCATCACCGGACTGTCGATCGGGGTGAAATACTATTTCGGAGCGACCGCCTACGACGTAAGCGGAGTGGAGAGCGACTTCTCCAACGAGACGAGCTACCTGATTCCGTGGGCTGCGCCAGTGTTGACCATCCGGCCCTACACCTATCTGGTGGAGGGAACGACGGTGCCCAACCGAACGAACCGGGTTCAGAGGTCCACGAACCTGACCAACTGGACCACGGTGATGTTGTTCGTGGGAGGAACGAATGGGGTCTGGGGACTGATCGTGACCAACAATCAGCCGCAAGCCTACTACCGGGTGAAAGTCGAATGATATGGATTTTGAAGCATTGCGGGAGCGGGTCGCTCGACTGGAGGAAAACATGAAAAGTATGACCGACATCGAAAACCGACTTCGTCAGGTCGAGAAGTCCATCTACCAGATGGGTGGGGCTCTGGCCCTGCTGCAATTCATTCTCTCAATCGTTGGCTACATCAACAACCACGCAAAATGAAAACACTGCTCACCATCGCACTGGCTGCGCTCGTCATCATCGGATGCACGTCCACGCAGGTAACCCACGACCCCGTCACCGGCAACAGCGTCACCAATACGATCGTTGACCCACGGCTCACCACTGGCATCGACATCGCCCGGGGAGTTAATGCGGTCACCGCTCCGGTCAGCCCGTGGTCGGGACTGATCGACTACGCTCTGGTGGCGGTAGCTGGCATTGCTGGCATCATCGCCAAGCGCAAGAACGACCAGCGTAACAAGCAGGCCACCCTGCTCAAGACGGTCGTGCAGGCGGTCGAGGCCACCAACAACGCCGAGGTCAAGGAGGCCATCTCTAACCATGCGGTGAATATGGGAGTTCAGGGTGAGCTCCACTCCGAGGTCCAGAAGATCGTTCAGGAATAGGTCAGCTTTGATTGCCCACGGAGCTGCTTGGCCTTGTCGTCAAGCTCCAGCTTCCATTGCTCACGCTTGACCGTCCCGAGTCCACGGGTGCCTAGACGTTGAATCTGGAATCCCCGCTGTCGGGCGCCATAAACCCCGACAGCAATGGCGTCGGCCAAGTCGGGCGACCGGCCAGTCTTGACCTTCATGTCGTCCTTGGTCTCCACCTCAATTCGGTTTCCGGAAACCATCTTCCACTCTCGTTGGCTTAGCTCGGTGCAGGCTTCCTCGGTGAGGCCACGGAACTGTCGGGCTTCGACGACGTATCTCACGTTGAACCAGAGTTCGGTGACGAACTTTGAATAGTATTCGTGACATGGCTTCTTGATCTCGTTGGACACCATCGCATCGGTGGGCTTGCCGCCGAAGTCCAAGGTGTTGACCTGAATCAGTCCGTTGCGGGCGAACGCGCTGACCAGCGAAGTCTTCATACCGGCGTCATAGAAGAAGTTCGGCTGCGGTATGCCACGGTTGAGCAACTGGAGCTGGACGAAGTTGACGATCTGGTCCTCAGGTGAATCAGAGTCCTTCTCCGCCAGAATGGGGATGTTCACAAGGTCCACCAGCAGCATGATCTGACGGCCACGGGGCATCTCCTTGGCTTGGTCGGTGAAGTTGGTCAGGGCCTCAGCGTTGAGGATGTCCACCGACTCCGTCTCGTAGCCGAAGTTGATCTCACCAAAGATGCACCGGTCACCTCCAACCCCACGGTAGGCAGCGTCCAAGAACCCAATTCTTGTAATACGAGTATCCCGCCAGTTGGCTGGTTCGAACGCTCCGAACTTCAGGCAGGACTGACGGGTGAGCACCCGACGGCTTCCCTGACCCCGAGGCATCTTGGCCTCATTCATCATCGTGAAGTGCCAGTCATCCACGCCCCAAATGGAAGCGTCGTCCACCATCTGCTTCTTGGTGATCAGGAAGGGGAACGGCGGAGGAGCGTCCACGTCCACGGCCATGTTGGGAGAATCACTGCCCGGGAGCTGGAGGCAGATGCCGTTCGGGAATCGGGTCTTCCAAGTCTTGGTTCCGGGGTTCTGGTCCACGCCGCCCTCCCAGCCGCCGAGCTCAGCCGCAGGTTCGCACACCGCACCGTGGGCGTTGGTGGTCTCATTGGGATTTCCCAATGCCACCAGCTTGAACCGTTCGCACTTGGACAGGTTGGAGGTCGAGTCGAGGAACGCCCGGGGCATGAGGTTGGCTTCGTCAGCGATCAGCGTTACCATCTTGTTGTGGATACCAATCATCGGACCGAGACCAACGAACTGGTTGCCCTTCTTACAGGCTACAGCGATGATGCCATTCTTGAAATCACGGCCATCAACAAACTCGTCTTTGTTGTCCAAGATCAGCATCTGCTTGCCCTCTATCAGATTCCCCGGGATGAAAGAGAACTTAGCCTTGGCGATCTTGTGATACTTCTTGATCATGCCCCAGATGCGGAGCTCAAGGCTCTTGAGGTCGGTGGAGGTGACCAGCCCAGTCATGTGCGAAGCGTGAGGATACCAGTCGGTTAGCAGGTTGCAGCCGAAGCTGTCGGACTTTCCGGAGGCAGCGCAACCCATCACCCCGATGTAGGTGTAGTTGATGTAGTTCTCCAAGCACTGGTCTGCCCAGTGGTTCTTGAACGGTCCCGACGACCACAGGCGACCGGGCCAGACGATCTCCTGAAACTTGCGGAAGTGGAAGTAGAGACCCTCCCCGCAGTCGCTGCCGTCGCTGGCCTTCTTCCACCGGCCACCCTTGGCTATCATGTGCATCTCCATCGCAGCGGGCTCGGAATGGGGCTCCCACCAGATGTTATACTTGAGGTAGCGTCCCGAGGACTTCTTGACGTTGGACTTGATTAGCATAGTTTCAGGTCAACTGATATGGCTGGTGGTAACGTCATCATAACGGACGGGAGCATTGATTTCTCGGGTGGTGTTGACTCGATTAAATGCACCACGATCGCCTCGGAGAAGAACCCCAACGGACTCGGTCGCAACCAGCTTGCTTGGCTGGACAACGCCACCGTTCGTGACGGTGGTATCTTTCCCCGT